GAAGTAAAAGGCGAGGTTGAGTATGGGGTTACTACACACCGGATCGCGCTGAATGGCGTTTATCCTCTCATTACGCGCCTGATGCGGGCGGTTATTGGCGGTGTCAATTACGACATCCAGTATGCCAGCCCGCCGGGATATACGGATTCCGTGACGGTGCTTGAGTGCACCCTGGGGGCGAGCTGATGGAGATAGAGCTGAAAACAGACCGGGAGATCCTGATCGCCATGAACACCAGCCTGAACGAGAAGCTGGATAAGATCATTGGGGATTGTGCTGACCACGAAGGCCGGATCCAGAAACACAACGAACGGATCAACAGTCTCGAAAACGACCGGAATAAGCTGATCGGTGCGATGGCTACAGTATCGGTTGCTATGGGGGTTGTCGGGGGTAAAATAAGCGCTATCCTGTTTGGAGGGTCGTAATGAATGGATGCCGATGACTTTCACTGGAATTATGCCAATAAACGACTGGACGATTTCGAGGACAGGATCCGGCACCTTGAAGCCAATAACAAAGAACAGTCCAAGCTCTTCGTCATCTCTGAAAAACTCGGAGGGGAGATCCGGGCGCTGGACGATAAGCAGAACGTCCGGTTTAATAACCTCGAGAAATGGATGGACAGTCAGATCGCCATCGTTGCAGTTGAAAGGGCGAGCCGGAAGGAACACATTGAGGAGAAGAAGGGATTTAAAGACGATCTCTTTGGGATAGCGGCGTTATGCATTTCGATAGTTGTCCTGGCATTAAATCTGATAAAGGGGTAGCCTGATGCAGCCAAGCATGATCGTACCGGTAAAACTGGCAAACGGCCAGACAGTACCGTGGGATCTGGCAAATGACCCGAACCCGGTATATGAAGGGAATAACAAGAGCCGGGAAGCGGGATTCCTCTGGAACTGCTACAAAAACCCGATGGGTCGGTTCTTCCAGGAAACTATCAAGAACAGCATCGTCCGGGCAATTGAGATCGTGCACGGCAAGAAAGGTATCTTACGGTATGACCGGCAGGCGTATGTCTATGACGATGCACGGTTGAAGTTGCTTGAACAGGAGATATCACTCCTTATCGAGAAGTATGTTGTCGATCCAGTCCTTCCAGCACGGGAACGCAAACGGGCGATGTTGAACCAGATTAAGGACATTGCGCTGTTCGTTGCCGGGAAAGAAGACATCTATTACCGGTCGCATGGCATCCCCCTGCTGCTTGAATTTGCACATTTCATGGTCGATAACGAACAGGTCTTCCAACTGACAGAAGCCGAAAGGATCCGGCTGGAAAAGGACGGGGTGACTCCCTGATGGAAGTTATCGGCTTATCGGAAACGCTGGCAGCTATCCAGAAAGAGCTCGCAGAACGGGCACGGGTAGCCAAGAACGCTGTCCGGTTGGCCGGGAATGAGTATAAAAACGACGTCCAGAAGATCGCACCGTATAAGACCGGCACGTATCGCCGCAGCATTCACGTCCAGATGATTGACGAGAACGGCAACCCGTACGCCTTGGTAGGTACTGACCTGCCGTATGGCAAGCGGCTGGAGTTCGGGTTCTGGGACATGACCGACAAGCTGGGACGGCATTTCTACCAGAGAGCACAGCCGCACTTCAGGCCAGCTCTTGACTTGAACATGTCCAAGTATTACCGGATAATGAAAGGCACCTTCGACCGCAATTCAACGGAAACGGTCGTGGAGGGTTCATATTGACGTATTCAATGGTTGATGTCCTCGGCTCGGTCATTACCGGCATGAAAGCCAATACCGGGATATCCGGTGTTGTATCTACCCGGATATACCGGGATGAACTGCCGCCATTACCCACATTCCCGGCAATCGTGGCATCATATGTGGATGATTTAGGGACGGGGGATTCCGGTACGACCAATTACGCACAGGCGAGGATACAATGTTCCTGTTACGCCACTACCGGGAAAGGTTACACGGCATTCAACCTCTCAAAACTGGTGAAAAAATACCTGCATAATATGACGAACGTGACCCTGAACGGGTCGAATCTGGTAAGCATTGTGGATATGGGCGCTGTTCCTGACAGTAATCAGGAAGTGACCCCGGCGATCTATATGGTCCACCGGGATTTCATGGTCAAGTATCGAGACCAGTAAAAAAAGGAGAAGTGAGACGGAACTATGAGTGAAATGGCACAGGCCGGCTTCGGGGTGCAAGTCCTTTGGAACACCACCCTGGTTGGAGAGGTCAACGGTGACGTATCTCTCCCGGACAGCACAGCGAATGAAACGGATTCAACCTCGCATGATAATCTCGGCGGTATTAATTCAAAGTACCTTACGAGCATCACGCAAGGCGATGGGACGTTTAAGATTTTCTATTACGGCAGCACCGTCCAGAAATCACTTTGGACAGACCATATAGCCCGGACAATCCGGCCGTGTATGGTCATCATGCCGATGGGCTTTGCAGGCGGCGGAATATCGTATAAGTTCAACGCACAGATCAAGAGCATTAAGCGAGTCATCCCGCAGAACGGGCTGGTCAACTGGGATATCACTATGACGCCCGTATCAGCAGTCACGGAAGTCACCACGGGAGCAGACGGGTTAACAACGACATTCTTCTCAATTGCAGATGACGACAGCAACAACCTCACCCCGACAGAGACACCGGCAACCGCGACCTATGAATATAACGTCGAATGCTACAGCGACAATACTTACGTCAAAGTAACACCAATCGCCGCAGCAGGCACGATCTACGTCAACGGTACTGCCGTGGGAACGGGTGTGGCCTCCGGGGAGATAACCGCACCGGCTAACATCGGGGATGTGATCATGATCATCATCATGGTTACTGAAGCCAATAAGACGCCGAAAGTCTATAAGATCAGGGTACAGAAAGGACTGACCGCACACCCGTAAGGAGCTGATGCTGACCATGATCTCATCAGTTCCGGTCACTATTGGGGAAGAGATATTCTCTCTCCAATTTATCCCGGGCGACGTCTGGGAGATAGAACGCACCTTCGACTTTCAGGAGCCGTTAGCCTTCATGCTGACCCGTAAAAGGCTGTTAGTGACCTCAATCGCGGGCGTCATGTTATGGCACGGGCTCAAAGTGAAGAATGAGAAAGGCGAGCTTGTCCGGGCAATACCGTTAACGGCGGCCGGGAAAGAACGGGCACTCACTCTCGTAAACACATACCTCCGGGGAAAAGACGTAATGGCGTCGGTGGAGCTCTCAAACCTGATCCTTGAAGGGTTCGAGAACGCCGAATGGTATAACCTGAAGGAAACCAAGAGCAACCCGAAACCGGTTGAGGAAGTCGAACCCCCAAAAAACTTGCAGCAGCCTGGATCGAGGCGAACGAGAAAATAGCATACGGGCTCTGCAACATGACCCCGGAAGAACTCTGGAGGACAACCCCCCGGGATTTCCGGGTAATAGTGGAGGCAAAGATCGAGCAGCGTGATCAGGAATGGAAGTTCTACGATGTCCTGAACGGGAAAGCGTGTTCGACCCTCGTGAATTTACATCTAAAGAAAGGCGCACCAGCCTACAAACCCGTTGATTTCATGATTACAAAACGGGAAACTGAAACAGATAAGGAGACCGATCCGATGAAGCAGACCGAACGGATATACGAACAATTCCATACACTTTCCCTGATGACCGGAGGGGGCAAGAGATAATGCCAGAAGGCGAGCAGATAGGAAAAGGCCTGTATGTGAAAATCGGATTAGACGTTTCCGGCATACTTGGCGGTGTCGGGGGTGTCTCAATTGCCCTTAACCAGTCCCTTGAGCTCTTTTCCAAATTCGAGGGGGTGGCACAGGGATTTGTTGACCTTGCCAATAATGCCGCTCTGATGGGCAAGGAAATAAAAGATAACGCCCGGGACCTTGGCCTATCAACCACAGAGTTCCAGCAGTGGACGCATACCGCTATAGCCGCCGGATCAAGTGCTGAAGAGATCACCGGGTCGATCCGGATGATGTCCGTACGGATGCAGGAAGCTGCGGATCCTACTTCTGAAATGGGAAAGACCCTGAAAGCCTTGGGGGTCAACGTCCTTGACTCGTCCGGTAAGATGCGGTCAATGAATGACGTCCTGCTTGACGTATTCCCGGCGCTTAATGCCCTGCCGGAAGGGTTCGAGCGGAACCAAGCCGCCATGACCTTGTTTGGTCGGGGATTCACCAACATCGCGGACCTTGCCAGCCTGTCAAGAGAGGAGATACAACAGCTTATCGACCAAGCACCGGTATTCGGTGAAGATAAGATCGAAAAGTTGGATGCGTTCAATACAAAAATGAACCTCCTGAACGAGAAGCTGGAACGGTCAAAGGTTCTGGTCGGGGAAGAGCTGATCGGGTCGTTCACGACATGGGGCAACCTGATAGATAAGTCGCTGGAACAAAGCGGTCCGTTATACTCGTTCTTTGAACACCTGAACATCCTGCTGGAGATGGTTGCTGAGGGGTTCACGCTATTAGGCGGCCGCATTGAAGCGTTCCACGGCCTTGTATCAACATCCTCTCCGGGTTTCATGAACCTCGAACGGTATGATGCGGCACTCCAGCAGCTTAACCGGGATGTCCTTGTCATGCGTGACCGGTTCGCACACCCGGAGAATTACGAGGTTGATCTCAGTCAGGCCACCAAAGAATTTACCGGTCTGGGGAAAGAAGCCGCCAAGACCTCAAAGGAAGTCCAAGACCTCCAGCGCAAAATGGAGGATTTATACCAGAGTATTATTGACGCCCAACTATCAACACAGGAAGCGGAACTGGATAATGCAGACCTTATCGAGGCCAATAATAAACTCTACAAGGAACGGGCACTTATAGATTTACAAGCCGATCCAAATACATCGGGCGGTCAGAAATACGCCGAACGGATTAAAGAGATTGACAAGGAACTGGAACGGAATATCCTGAAAATTAACAAGAATAACCAGACGATAAATAAGGATACGACCGACATCGCCCGTGCGCACGAGGACCTTGTTGCCGGGATGGTAGCCGGGGACGCGGAGATCGTGGCGTCAATGGCCGCCCGGGTGGAGACCACTCAAGGACAGTATGCCGAACTGGACCAGCTTGATATGTCACACTGGCAGACGGCGACCGACCTTGCCCGGGTTGCATACGATACGATCATCGATTACATGGTCAAAGCGATCAACTTCGCCGGTGAGAACCCGATTATCCAGAACGTGATCCTGATGTCTGCCGAAGGTGCGAACTGGACACCCGGGACATTCACCCCGACCTCCGCAGAACCCCTACCGACAGTTGACTTCTCGAAAGTAATGATAACGCCGTCAGTAACTACCCAGACGGAAAATAAGAGCATGACATCGGCAGCGAACAAAACGGTAAATATCACCGTTAACCAGACGAACACCGGTGTCACCACTGATGCAGACGGCATGAACCGGGCACTCGGTAAGATAGCGAACCTTACCGGGGCTGGTGGATAATGAAGTTCACGTTTGTATCCCCGGACGGCACAGAAACCGTATTCAGCCGGGATGCTGTTGACTATAAGCTCCTGAAACGGTATAGCGGTCTTTTTGAAATACCGGTTGAGTTCCAGGAAGATAAGTCGCCCTACCAGCACGGCACTACCCTCTTACCTGGCGGCACCCTCATGACGCCCCGGGATGTCTCGTTCGATATCCTGATCATGGCGCTGGAAACCGGCACTACTACCGTGACCGTCAACCTGCCATCGAATAACACATCAGTCTTCGGGGATGCAGTGTTCGGCGACATGATATTCGGCGAGGGGGATAGTGAAGGCGGCGGGGAGTCTTATGAATATTCCACGAACCTTAACCTGTTGCAGACCCGGATATACAACCTTGCCCGGGCACTCAGTCCCTTAGAAGGTCCGGGTATCCTGTACTATGAACGGGAAGACGGCACACAATACCGGCTGAATTGCAGCAATGACAATTCTACCCTTGACCCGGACGAACGGAGCGACGTGCACCAGAAGGCTACAATAAGGTTCCGGGCACAGGATCCGTTCTGGTATTCAGGGACGCCTAATATCGAGACCTTCGGAGCGGATACGGTTGAGTTCTTCCCGTTTAACATCCCGTGGTATATCGGCGCAAGCTCCAACCAGAAATCCCTTACGAACGCGGGCAACGTATCCGCACCGGTTGACATCCTCATCTGGGGACCTATCACCGACCCGGTACTCACGAACGTCACCACAGGAGAGGCGCTTACTCTGGATCTTGAGCTGCTGACCGGCGACCTTTTCCGCATCACTACGGGTAAGAACCGGATAACGGCCTTATATACCCCGGCATCAACGGGTGTTGAAGTCAACGGGCAGGGATACATTACCGTCGGATCGAAATTCTGGCTGTTACAGAAAGGTGTTAACACCGTTACCTTTTCCTGTTCGACTTCTTCAACCGGCCATGGTGCTTCTGTGTCATGGTCTGACCAATACGCAGGGGTGTTCTGATGACCGACTGCCCGGAACTCATTATCTTTGACGCAGATATGGCACCAGCCGCCCGCATCAATTCTTATACTTCCTTCCAATGGGATCACAACTGGTATGATCTGGATACCTTTGAGATTCTGACGAACCGGTATAAGCAGAACGTGGATGAGTTAGTTGAAGGCGGGTTCATTGCATATCTTAACCCTCTTGGCACGTTCCTTGGCGAATATTGCGTCGGGTGTGTGGACTCGATTGAGAAACCCTTGGATGAGAACGGGAAGATAAGCGAGATATGGACGGTTGACGGCAGGGGGATAGAGTCAGTACTTGCCAACCGGCAGATGATGCACGCATGGGCTACCGGGGACGGATACGATACCCAGACCTCGAACGCAGAGACCAATAACCGGCATTACATGACCTATGAAGTGATATCCGCCACGGATACCAACCGCAGGATGGCCGGCATCACTCTGGAGACCAACGACGGGCACCGGGGGATTGCGATTGAGTATAAGGCGAGGGCACCGCTGGATCTCCTGACTGTATTACGAGATCATAACATCCAATCGGGTCTTTCATACCGGCTTATCTGGTCGAAGTCCGGGAAGAATTTTGTCTATACCACACTTGCAGGAACCGACCGGTCAACGGGTGTCGGGAAAGTCACCTTATCAGTAGACTTCGGGAATGTCATGGCATACGATTATATTTACAGCGTCCTTGACCAGAGAAATTTCGTGTATATTGGCGGGCCCGGTGATGGTGCTGCCAGAACGCTTCAATCAGTACCGACCAGCAGCATACCTACGGGATGGACTCGCCGGGAAACCTTTGTCGATGCCTCGGAATGCACTACCGCAGCCGAACGCACGGCGAAAGGCAACCAGGTATTAGCTGAACGGGCGGCCACCCAGACGTTAGACTTCACGTTCGACCAGACTGCACAGACGTTCGTGTTAGGCACGGATTTCAATTTGGGGGATACGGTAGTGGTGGATTTCC